GACACATCTAGGATCAGAGAAACCAAATGAGTATCTCTCTCTAGCTTTGTATCTTACGTTACCTGTATCAAAGTCACCTTCCATAGATGTTCTGATTGGTGAACGGTTAAACATTTTGAAACCGTTCGGCACGTCAGTTTTGATAAAGAATGCATTTACGTCACTTAAGAAGTGGTTAACTACATAACCCTCAGGGATCATACCCATGTTCTTAATTGCGTTAATGTCATTATCAGCTGTGCCTGTTCTTAATGCAGAAGCCATTAATCTGTCAGCAGTAAACTGTAATTCTTTTGGAATGATAAGTTTTCTACCTTGAGCAGCGATCTTTAACCCACGCTCGTCTACGAATGCAGCGATGTCAATTAATGATTGCTCTAATGAAGTTTCATTAAGATCAGCGTCAGTTGCAAGTCTGTTGGATAGTGTTCCACCTTGTGCTAATGGGTGCTGTGTATTAATAAGTGACACACCATCACCACCAGGATTGGTTCCTGCAGCACCTGCGCCTGCGAAAGCTGTGTTTAAAACATCAATAGCTTTTACTTGTTTTGTGTTAGCCATTGATCTTGCAAGAGCTCTTGTGTATCTAGCAGCAAGTCTATCATAAAGATTATCTTCGATAGCCTCTTCTGTGATTGCAAACGCTAATGCAATTGTTTCATGTGTGTAACGTGCAGTAAACGCCTCTGTTGCTGTATCAAATGATACTGCAGCACCTTCTGTTTTTGTTGGTGCAGAGCCGAATCCAGCTAACATTACCTCTTCTTCGAATGCACGATCTGAAGTTTCCTCATCGAAAATTTCAGCGTGTTCGTTTTCGTACCTACTGTACTCCAAGCCAAACAGTGCGTTTAGACCTGGCTCTAACTCTTTAACGAGTTGACTTCTAGATATAGCCATAGTTTAACCCCCTATACGCCTGTTGTATCAGTATACTGATGTTTATTGATTCTAACTAGAATGTTTGCATTCGCTACAGTGTAATCACTGTTGTCAGGATCAGTTGATAAGTCATACACAGCGAAGTTTGATGCGTTGCTGGTTGCAAATGTATCACCATCAATAGCCACGTTAGATATACCTGATTTGGTATTTCCCGCACTGTATGATGCAATGTTACATGTGGAACCAACTTGAGCTCTTCCTCCGTTTGTGTCATCTACTTTGACCTCAAATATTACATTTGGATCGCTGATTACGTTTGCAACTATGTCGTCAGCTACAATCGCACCCGGATAATGAGTTGAGAAAGTTGGTTTTTGTGATGTTGGATCTGTGTAGAAACAACCGTTGAAAACACCAACAAGCTCAGCACCGGCAGATGAACCTCTAGAGATAGATCCGTTTGCGTTTAATACAACTGGATCACCCATAAAGATGGAGTTCGTTTCGTTACTAGCGATGGACATCTGTTGTTGACCTTGTCCGTTATAAGCGGAACCCATCATTAGCACTGGACGAAACCCAAAGTTACCGTTTTGATTTGCCATTGTTTACTCCTTAAAAGTAAAGTTATTAAAATGTAACTAACAATGGCTTGTAAAAAACTTATTCAGTCTTTTGTGAGCCACCGAAAGTCACCCTGCTTTGCCTATCAGGTTTGCTGATTGGCATACTGGGGTGAGCATCCTTTAAAAGATCATTGTCAACTGCTTTTATTTGGTCTTGAGTTAAGCCCTCATAATAAGCATTACGTTGTTTAATAATCTCTTCTGGAATGCGAGCCAGCAATAAGCCACCTACTCCAATGACCCCTGCGTGTTTACCATCTTCAATTGTTGGTAATTGCCAGTCAGGATATTCATCTGCTCTTACTAATTCATAGCCTTCACGAAGACGACTAATCACGTTCTTAGTGTCCTGGTATCCTTGAACTTCTGCTCTTATCCAACGATGGATATAACCATCTGGCGCAGGCGGTGCATCAAGTGATGACGGTCTCTGCCAAACACGTTTACGTTGAGTTTTTACCCGCGTGTCAGCAGATCTTGAGGTTTTAGTTGTCATGCTTGACCTCCTTTATTAACGTACTTTGCGTACTCTGTTAGTGGCACACCGAGCTTTTTAGCGATAGCGACTTGTGAAGGTGTGAGTCTCACAGTCTTGCTGCGTGCATTTTTAGAAGATGAACGATTTGCGCTTGCTACAGCCTGCACGGGTCTGTCATCAGCAGATGTATCATTCACTCCAGCCTCATTTTGACTGAACTTATGAGGAAACTCGTTTTTCATGCGTTTATCGATCTCACTATAGTATTCTTCTGACTTCGGGTCAAATCCTTCTTGTCCCACAAGTTTTTTATGAATTGCTATAGCTGTGTATGTCATGGCTTCGTCGTTTCCAAACCATGAGTTATCACTTGCCCATTTTTCAGCACGTGGATCAGGTGGGGCAGCAGGTGGTTGTGTAGGAGCGTCTGGTGTTTTGACCTCTTTACCCTCTTCTTGCTTTGCACTGTTTTTAGCTTCACTAGCTCTTAGTCGCTCTGCGTCTATGGTTAGCTTAGTAAGCTCCTCTTGTGCTTCAACCTGAGCTTTGACATCGTTATCCGCAACAGCTTTTTGATACCTATCTTGTAAAGCTGCTTTTGAAATCTCTACTCTGTTTTTAAATTCATTTAGATAACCTGTATCTAAATCTTTATATTTTTTATCTAAATCTGTGTATTGTTTTTTAATACCATCCGCATATTCAATCGCAGCTTTTTCACGTCTTTCAGCTTCCCGCATTTTTGCAGTCAACTTATCAATACGTTTTTTTACACTGTCGGAATATTCGTTAAGATCTTCTTCGTTAGATTGTTGCTCTTCTTGTTCGGGTTTAACTTCACGAACGGAAGATTCCTGTTCTTGTTCTTGAACTTCGACTTCGTCTTGTTTCTGTTCTTCTTTTATATCTACATCAACAGGATTGCCTGATGTATCTATATCTACCATTTTTTCCGGCATGGGCCATGACCTCCATGAGTCTATTTATATGTTGCATGTAATATGTCTTCCGGATCATCAATCACTGCTAAGACCTCATCATCGTTCAAAAGTCTTAACTCCCCACCGTCTATTTTAATCCTTGAGCCTGCGTACTTAGCAAAAAGAACCCAATCTTTTTCTTTGCACCAAGGGCCTTCAGGAAATCTTTCTTTATCTTTATATGCATCTGGACCAATTTTCAAGACTAATCCTACGTTAGTTGTAAGTTGAATTTCTTCTTGAGCCTTGTCTGTAAGGTGCACACCTCCCTTTGTTTTTCTCACGCCCGTGTGTGGCATGATCAACATGCGCCAACCAGTTGGCTTTGGAAGCTTTTGCATGTCCGTCATTTCTTTAGCTTTCTCTTCTTTTTTAGCTAAATAATCAGGTAATATTAGTTTACTCATTTTCTTCGAACCTCTTCATTGTTTCTTGCATTTCTGATTTTGTCGATCTTAGTGCTTCTAGCTTACCTGTCAAATATTTATATTCGTCCCAGTCCTTGACACCAGAAGTTAGCATTTCTAGTAGATCAGCTTCTCGTTCTTCAATTTGTTTTTTGAAGACAGTAAATAATTGAAATATGTCCACTATTTCTTTTTAGTGATAAGGCCCATCGCACCTTTTGCTCCCTTGATGCCGAAGCTCGCACTGCAGGCGATATATAAGAGATGCTTGTAATAATCAGGAAGTGAGTGTAGAGCCTCAAAACCAGCTTTGATATGTGGTGTCCATCCAGGAATGAAGACTGCCACCGCCGGAACCAACAGGCATATTAAAATTAGCTCGTCTTTCCAGCTCCCTTTCATTTGATCAACAGCAGAAGCCTCCCAACCAATTTTTCCGGCAATCTGCTGTTCTTTGAGAGACTTCTGTGCTTTTATTTCAGTGAGTGCTAAGTCAGCTTTTGCTTTTTTTGTTTCAACAAAACCTTTGACCGCATTACCGACTAAGTTTGATAGGGGACCTACTAAGAGATTAAACATTAGTAATTACTAAGTAGATAACAACAACAGCTGCTCCACCAACTAACATCTTTCCTTTTTTATTTAGGTTGTCCCATTTAGCTTTTAGGGATTTAATCATATCCATTAGAATACTCCTTTAAATGGTTTCTTCTTTACTTGCACTGCCTTTTGACCTTGAGTCTTAGACTTTGCAGGGTCAACTGCAGGTGACTTGTAAGGAACTTTTTTACCGTCAATAACAGTATTATTATCTGTAGCTTTGTCCATTACTTTTTCCCCTTCCTTACTGTTTGTGCTGCTCTTCTAAAGTTAGCTGCAGTAGGTGCACCCTTGGCACCTTTCTTACGCATCTTACCACCACGTTTTCTTTTGGCATGTATGTTTGCGTATAAACCTGGTCTACTCATTACTTTCTTTTTTTAATCAAAGGACTTGTGCCCTTCATTTGCATTCCTACTTTAGCTTTTTTAATTACGCCACGACCAATGAGAATATCCTTCATTGTTACTTTGCCGTCTTTATTTAAATCTGGAAAACTTTTCTTTTTCTTCTTTTTTACTTGCTTACCTTTTTTTAATCCTTGAGCTTTTAATCTAGCGGTAGCTTCTGAGAGTCCACCGCCTTTAAGAAGTTTCATCTGTTTGGCTGATGACATATTTTCTGAGCCACCTGTAATCGCTCTAACTGCTTTATCATAAGCAGACTTTGGTAAAGTTTTATTCTCGTAAGACCTTTTAAGAATATCAAGAACCATTGATTGCATTCCTGATCCGCCAAGTTTTTTTAAATCATCTGCCATGTAAAAAAATTACATTATTTTTATTTTAATGCAAGTCTCCCCTTTTGAAGTTTGGGTCCATATTCATCTTTGCCCACTCGAATAATGCATCAGCTTCGTCTTTGTTTAGGTATAACATGTAGAGTTGTCGGACTATTGACAGGTATGCGCTCGCAACTATTAGCGGATCAAACTCTTCTGTGATGTATTGAAGACTATTGTTGGTTTGATCACGGATAACGGTCTGCAAATCCTCCATTTGCTCCGGTGTAATCGCTCTTAATTGATGCTTAAGTCCTTTTGGGACGAGTTTTTCCTGCTTTGGAGAGGGCGATTGCAACTTTTTGTTTTTGTGCTCTTTTTTTGCCATGTTTTTTCGCTGTTTTCTTTAAAATTTTAGGTGGATTGTCTTTTACTTCTTTAAAAGCTTTCTCAACGGACATTTTTCCGCCTTTTGCCCTCATTTGTACGACGTTTTTCATTAAAGTGTTTAAATAATTAGCAGGTGTTAGCCTTTTTTGTCGACTTTGTTTCTTTACAAGCTGTTGTAGCTGTTGAATTTGTTGTCTTGTAAGCTTTTGTTGTACCATTACCCCTGTCTCCTCTTCAATTGATCACGTGTTATTGCCATTTTTTGCCTATATTCAGTCATGTCTTCGCTCGATTGTATCTTTTTTTCTGTCAAGTCTCTATCTTGTTTTAATTTTTCCTGATCTAACTGAAATTGCATCATGGACTCTTGTGCCTTACGTTGTATTTCTGCACCACGAAGCTCTAACTCTTTGTTTTTAAGCTCTACAATAGGATCTTGTCCTTGTTGTGTTAAACCTTCCTGTTCTTCTTGCACCATTTTGTTTGTTAACACTGCAATAATTTGTGCAATTTGATTTTCTGCTTCGTTTTGAATTTGTTGTAATATTTGTGGTGGAACTTGACCACCCATTTGTTGTGCGATCTGTGTTAATTGTTGTTGCACCACAGCTTGTATTTGTGCTCTTGCCGCTAATGAAATGTGCTCTGACACGTGCCCTTGTAAAATTGCAAGTATTGCAACTTGTGATTTGACTAAAACAGATGAAGCAAAGGATCTGTGTGCCTCAATGTGAGCATCGTGATTCTGTTGAATGTAAGCTTGTAACTGTGCACCTTTCAATGCTTTTGCATTTTCGACACCAGGATCTTCTGGCACTGGTTGA